ACTACGACAGAAACCTGGAGGTAATCCCGAAAGTACAATGGGTAGATTCCAAGCTATGGTTAACGAAGCAGAAGGATTTGCTCGTAAGGCAAGATACTACGTTGTATTTAATACTCCAAAAGGAATTAATTCTATTATATCTACTTCTAATCAAAGAGTTACTCCACCAGCTGGAGATTTTGATGTATCATCTTCAGAATTTGAAGAAACATATGGATTTTCTTCAGGTGATGAATTACAACAAGCGCAAAAACAAAATCAAAAAAGAGTACAAGCATTTTGTAATGCTATTTCTATGCCAGATAGAGAAGCAATTAGTAAGGAAATAAAACATAATGGTCCAAGTAGAAAATTTGTTTATGATTATAAATCAAATCCTATAACAGCAACATTTTATACAGACAAATATATGAGAGAACGTAGTTATTTTGAACTATGGCAAAAAGCAGCATTTAGTAACGTATCTCATAATTTTAATTTTTATGATGATTATGTTGCACCAATGGACATATATCAATTAGGAAGTTTTGGTTCCCGACAAGAAAGAGATGATGTAACTTATGGTGTTAGATTGTTTGATTGTTATCCTAAAACAATAAGTGAAGTGACTTATGCTCATGCATCAAATGATATACAAACTTTTAATGTTACTTTTGATTTTAGATATTGGGTTAATTACTTTATTGATAAAGCTGGTTCAATTGAATTAGGTGACAAAGATTTTAGAAGTCCAACTATAAAACAAGATGGACTATTTGGAGGATTACTAAGCAAACTCCCTCCAGAGATAAGAAGAGCAGGACGTGATGTTCTAAATGATTTAAGAAGAAGAGCTCCTATTGGAAGAATTACAGGAGGAAGAATATTCCCACCATTTAAAATACCGCCACTAAATATATAACATAATAAAATAAGATGAAGGAGTGATAATGACATTACCAATTGTAGAAACACCAAGTTATGAATTGACATTACCATCACAAGATATTAAAATACAATTTAGACCATTTTTGGTTAAAGAAGAAAAAATATTATTGATGGCTATGGAATCAAATAATGATGATGAAATTGTTAGAGCAACAAAAGAAATATTAACAGCTTGTACCTATGAAAAAATAAATGTTGATAGTTTACCACTATTTGATATAGAGTACATATTTTTACAAATTAGAGCAAAATCTATTGGAGAAATTGCTAAATTTAAAATACTTTGTTCAGATGATAAAAAAACTTTAGTAGATGCTGAAGTTGATTTGACCAAAGTAGAAGTAAACGTTGATGATGAACACACAAACAAAATTATACTAGATGAAAAAAGACAATTAGGAGTAATTCTAAAATATCCAACGTTGGACATTACCAAGGCTGGTTTCAATATGAATACAGAAAATACAGAAACTATATTTAATACTATAGCTTCTTGTATTGATAGTGTTTATGAGGGGGAAAAAATGTACCCGGCGAAGGATAATACTAAAGAAGAATTACAACAATTTATAGAATCATTAACACAAGAAGCATTTTTAAAAATCAAAAAGTTTTTTGATACAATGCCTCGACTAAGACACGAATTTGAAGTTGAAAACCCTAATACTAAGGTTAAAAATAAAGTGGTATTAGAAGGATTACGAGATTTTTTTCAGTCTGCCTCTCCCATAATAGCCTAGAGGCATACTACGAAACTAATTTTGCGTTGATGCAACATCATAAATATTCTATAACTGAAATTGAGTCATTGATACCTTGGGAACGTGATATCTATGTTAGTATGTTAGTAAATCATATAAAAGAAGAAAACGAGAGAAAACAAAGAGAACAATAATGGGAGAATTATGGATACACAAAATACAGTATCAAAAAAAGTTAATGTAGAACTTGAAGTAGATACATCAGTAAAAGATTTAGGACCTAATCCTTATGCTAAATTAATACATTTAGCAAGAGCTGTAGATAGCTGGAGAATATTTCCAAGAATATTCATCACAACATACATTTATTTACTATACAAAGTAGTCGTATGGTATATGAACTTAGCACAACCTAGTATGGAACAATCTGGTTTAGTTAGTATCGTTGTTGGTGCTGGCGCTGCTTGGTTTGGATTATACACAGGTTCAAGAGCAAAATCAGACGACAAGAAATAATAAACTATGGCAAAATTACCTACTTTAGATGACAACTTAATGTTAGCAGTTGGTATGAAACCAAGTGAAACAGTAGTTGCTGGTGAATCAGGAGATCAACAGTCTATTGAAGCAGCCGTAAAAGAGTTAGGTCAAGCCATATTTTCACAAGTTAAAGTATCACTTCAAAGCGCAACTAAAGCAGTTGTACCAAATATACCAAAAGTAATTGAAGATTTATCTGATGAAATCAAAAAAAGTAGCTCAGAAAAGTTTGGAAAAGTATTAGAAAAATTAAACAGAACAGTAAACGATTTAGGTATTAATTTAAGAGATTACAATAAAGAACTTGCTAATTTTTTAGAGGAAAGAGAAGCCAATATAATAGAAAGACAAAAAGAATCAGAATTTTATACACAACAAGGAATTGTTACCAAGATAGATCAAAAAACTGGTGAACTAAAAATAGTATCTGAAAAAGAAGTAAGAGATAAAACCAATCTGTTAAAAAGAATTGAAACCGAAATATTAAACAGAGAAAAAACTATAAAAGAAAACGCTACAATAATACAAACACAACAAAATTTAAGTAAAAAAGAAATAAACACAAGACAAGCTATTATAATAGAACAAGAACAAAAATTAAAACTAATACAACCTCAAAGGGAAGAATTACAAAAAGAATTACAACCATTACAAAATAGACCTGAACCTGAAGAAAAACCAAGTATAATGAGTAGAATTGGTGAAGCGACAAGTAATTTTTCACAAAACTATATACCAGGACCTATCAATGATGTGTTATCCACATTTGTTGGACTTTTAAAAACACCTTTTGATATTATTAGAGATTTTGGAGGTACTATATTAGAGTTTTTAAAACCATTTAAATTAATTGTAAAACCTGTGTTAGGATTATTTCGTTTTTTTGGTCCATATTTAAAATTATTACAAGCAATGTTTGCTTTAGATAAATTACAATTTGCTTTGAAAAAACTAGATATGTTGACAAGTCCTAAAATATTAGCTGCTATTACAGCAGCAGGTGTAGGTGCATTGGCAACTTATGGTTTTAATAAAGTTAAAAATTCAGAAGATACTACTAAAGATATTGATATGACAGATCCTGATTCAATGATGAATGATTTTTCAGATATGGACGAAAAGGATCTATCTGCTAAAAAGTCTTCTGTAGTAGAAAAAAGAAGAATAGGTAATACCATAATCCCTAAAAACGAAATTAAAAATGAAAATTTTTATGAAAATACTGTTAAGGGTAAATTCAATACGCCAATAATTGATCCTAAAGATTTTAGGGAAAAAACTCCTCCTAAAGAAATGATGGCTTCTAATAGCTTAATTAATGCTCCTAGAACTACAATTAATCAAAATCAACACACATTGAGTGGTGGTTTAAATTTAAGAAATAGTGATAGTTGGTATAACAAAAGTATAGAAACAGCTTAACTATAAACACCTAATTCTTTTTCAGTTATAATCTTAAATTCTAAATCATTATCTTCACAATAGTTTTGTGCTGCAGTCCATTTGGCTGTGTTTTTAATATACTCTAAACTCTCACGCATAAACACTTTGGTTTTTCGTTTAGGTGGTTTTGGTGGACGTGTTTGACGATCAGGTTTAATCTCAATCATATATCGTTTACCATTACTCATCTTAATAATGAAGTCAGGAAAGTATCTGTGTATTCTTTTATCAATAGGACTACGATAGATGATTGCTAATTCTTCACTAGACCACATTGAAACATTATCGCTAGTATCACAATAGACCATAAATCTTCTCTCTAATAGAGAACGATATACAATACGGTGTGGATTGCCAATGTATTTCTTTGGGTAAGTAGGACGGTAAATTCCTTTATAAGACTTCTTCATTTGATTATAAATATTAACACTATATATAAGGATATTTAGATGGCATTCACAAGTAAAGTATCAAACATCATAAAGAACAATCTATCAAATTTAACTGGTGGAATATCAGGAAATGTTGGTAGTATTTTTGGTAACGTTAAATCAGCATTTGGTCAACCTGAAAAGTTGGCTGCTAAGTTAGCTAACAAATCCCCTTTAGACCTCTCTCAAAGTCCTGTTGCTCATATGGAAAAACAAAATAATCCATATCAGTATGGACAACTATATTATCCCGAAGAAACAAGTAATTTAGGTGATGGTCACTATATTATTTTTGATATAATTATGCACAATGATAGTAATTTTCTAGGCGCCACTGCTGATTCAAAAGGAAAAATATCATTTGATTCTTCTGATGGTTTTGATAATGATAGAAATAAACAAAGACGAGACAGATTAGAGGCATTACAAAAGCAAGGATTTTTAGATAACAATGCAACTTCAGTAGTACAAAGTCAAACAAGCGGTTTTGCTGTTACTACACCCACACATAGTTATTTGGCTGATAGTATTATACTATATACACCACCAGCAGTAAAGTTTGATTATAAAGTTGGTTATGAAAATGCTGATACAACATTTTTTGGAGATTTTTTAGATGCAGAAGGATTTTTAGATACAGGTGGAGCATTAGGAAAAAGATTTTTAGAAATAGCAGGTAAAACTGCATTAGAAGTATTAATTCCAGGATTTGGTGGAGCAGTAGATAAGTATAGAGGTTATTCACAAAATCCTAATATGGAATTAGCATTTAAAAATGTACCATTTAGATCATTTAGTTTTCCTTTTGAATTTTCACCTAAAAATCAAAAAGAATTAGATACAATGCATAAGATTATACATTTGTTTAAATTTCATATGATGCCTGAAAAAGGCGGAACTGGATATCTAACATCACCGTCAGAATTTCAAATAACTTATATGTATAGAAACAAAGCGAATATGTACATTCCTAAAATCAGTAGATGTGCATTAGATAATATGAGTATAGATTACTCACCAGAAGGTGTGTTCACTACTTTTAAAGCTGATGATAGAGGTGCTTCACCTGTGGTTACAAAAATTAATTTAGAATTTACTGAGATGGAAATTATGACGAAAGAAACTGTTGCAAAAGGATTCTAATGACATATTTTAAATACTTCAATAAAGGTTATTACGACATAACAGGAACAGGTAATAAAAAACTTGTAACTGATTTGATGACCCGAGTAAAAGTAAGATCACAAGTATTAGATCAAGCTAGTCTATATGATAGATATGATGTAACTGATGGTGATAGACCTGAAACTATAGCATTTAATCATTTCGGATCAGCTCAATATCACTGGATAATATTATTAACAAATAATATAACAGATGCATATTATGGTTGGCCATTAAGTAATGCTGATTTTGAAAAATACATTACCGAAAAATATTCTAATCCGGATGGTATACATCATTATGAGATTACACAATCAAGCGGAAAAACATCAGGAAATGGACCAAATGACTACAGCCATAAAGTAGAAGTTAATAGTGATGCATCAGGTGCTCAATCAGTTTCCAATAGAGAATATGAACAAAGATTACAAGATGAAAAAAGAACTATACGATTATTAAATCCATCTTATCTACCTATCTTTTTAGAGGAATTTGAAAAACTTGTTAGCAAATAATAATTATGTACAAATCGTTAAATCCAGATAGATTAGAGAGAGCTGGCTCGTTTAAATTGAGTCAAGTCTATCTAATATCATACGCATCAGCAGATGGAAGTAATGCTCCTTCACGTATGAATATACGAGAACTCATTAGAGAATTAAATATCTACGAACATTTAGAAAATCAAACACTATCAGGTAATATTGTAATTACAGATGCTACAAACGTATTACAAAACTTTCCTGTTACAGGTTATGAACGAATAGAATTTGAATTAGAAACACCTGGATTAGATAGAGGTTATGACTTTTCAGTATTATCTGGTCACCCTATGTTTATCTACGCAGTGGATAGACGACAAGCTGTGAATCCTCGTACACAATCCTATGTAATACGATTTTGTAGTATTGAAAACATTAAAAATCAACAAAGACGTGTTAGTAAAGCATTAGCTACTGGAATAGATGATATGATGGTTCGTATCATGCGTAATGATTTAAAAACAAAAAAGAATATTATCGTAGAAGAAACGTCAGGTATACACAAGTATGTATTTCCTAGAGTTAAACCTTTTGACGCAATTAAAATGATTGGTAAGAACGCACAGTCAAAGAATTTTAATAACGCAGGATATCTATTTTACGAGGATAGTATAGGATTTCATTTTAAATCATATGAAAGTCTTTTTTGTTTAGAAAATGGTAAACCTAGATCAATAGTAGCATCATATAGTCCTAAAATTAAAAACGTGAGAGATGGTGGAAGTAAAGATTTAATCAATGATTATCAATCTGTGGAAGATTTTAAGATCATATCTCAATTTAACACTTTAAAAAATCTACAATTAGGAACTTACGCAAGTCGTATGGTTACCCACGATACCTTTAATAAAACATTTGCTGAATACGATTTTAACTATCTAACTGATTATGGAAATCATAAACATTTAGAACTTGATGCGAGAGGTGACGTAATAGAGGGAAATGGTATACTTCCGTTGTTTAATTTTGAAGAAGGACATACCTTTGGTAACTTCGCTGAAGGAACATTACATTATGGTACGCAAACTAAGAAAATACACAATTCTTATGAATATCCACAACCACAAGATATTGTACAACAAAGAGTATCCCAAAAGACAGCTCTTGGTTCATTAGTCATAGAGATTACTGTTCCTGGTTGGACAGGAGTAAACGTAGGACAAGTTGTTGAATTTCATTTACCAAAATACGCAATACACTCACAAGCAGATAAAAAAGACGAAGATATCTATATGTCAGGACGATATCTTATATCTGGTATAAGACATCAAATATCAGCGGATAGTAAACGACATACAATGGTATTAGAACTTATCAAAGATTCCTTTAATACCGCATACGCAGAAGAACTACAAGACTTATTTACAAATAACGAAGATGATACGGGTAATAATTACAAACAGTATGATATTGACAAAACATTGGTATAATACTCAGAGAATCGGCGCTGAAACGGCGCTAGCGCCCTATGAAACCGGCGATCTATGATACTTACATATACTTTAATATCTTTGATCGGTATACTCTCTTATGTGTATCATAGAGGATTAGAGGAACAAAGAAAACAAACAGAACAATGGCGGAGAGAGTTGAACGCCTTGATACAACGAGAAATACGTAGAGAAGACGAAGAAGACCGTAGCTATCAGGAACAAGATAATGAACGAGATAAAGACAAAGATTAAGGATATCATAGAAACGCTCTCAGTTGCTTATGAAAGTAAACGAATGGAGTATTTCTTCAAGGGTCACCACAAGTCTTGGTTTGGGTTGATCTCAAAGAT